TCTCACCAAGCTGACGGAGAAAAGCTACGATATGTATTGGTCCCCCGGGGGTGGAGGTGGGAGCGGTGGGACAAACCCGGGTGCTTTGGCCGGCGCCGCCCTCATGTTCCTATCCGATCCGGACGGAGATGATAGCCACTCGATTGTATTCAGCGAGCGTGGTCCAGTAGGACCCACGGGTCCATCCGGGACACAAGGGTCTTCCGGGGCCGCTCTGTTCATTCTTCAGGACGACGTTGGAGAAGACCCGCTTCAGATTCCGGGTTCGCCCGGTCTTCAAGGAGTTCAGGGGCCGGCCGGGAGTGGTGGTGGAGGCACAACCATCGTCTTGATTAACGACGAAGAACAGCAGGACATGCCAATCCCGCTTTCGGGTCTACTCGCGCTACTCGACCGACTCGACCAGCAATTCAGTCAACGTCAGATTATCAATACCGACGTTACCACAGGTACACCTCGTGCGGCGCAACTCACTATTCGTAACACTGGAGCTGGCGTAGCTTCCTCGCAGGCGGCTCGGCTCCGGCTGACTGATGTACTATCTGGTCTAGACGTCAAGAGCTGGGACCTTAATGTTGGATTCGGGGCACTCGGAATTCAGTCGATTGATGAAGCCGGCGCCGTCATCCGAAATGCCCTTCTGTGGGGGAGGACCGCTGGTAGTCCGGCCATCACGTCTGCGTCGTATGGGAATACTACGGACTTCTTCCAGCATACTTTTCATGGATTGATTTCGCAGGCGTATTCACTCGGGGCCTTTACTCTACTGACGGGTCGCTTCGCGACTATCGTCAAGCGCATGCAGTTGACCGGAATTCAAAGAGCTTCGTTACAGGGTACTTCTCGACTGAGGTTATCATGAGTGATATTCTGGTAGACGTTCAGTCTTCTCCGGTTACACCGGCGGCCGGACAGGCCGTACTCTATGCTGACACACGGACGAAGAAGTACAAGTCACGAGACGACGCTGGAGTCGAGAGTACATTGGGAGGTCTAGGAGGAGTTAGTGTCGCGAACCAGACGGGTTTCGCGGCTGACACCTATCTGACCGGCTCGCCCATCGCGATTCCCACATCGCTCGTGCGAGCCGGGTCGGTCTATCGGTTGGTCTTTGACATGGTCAAGACCGCGGCCGGTACCGCGGCGTTTCAGCTCAACGTTCGGTTTGGAACGAACGGCACGACGGCCGATACAGCTCGCCTCGTATTCAACTTTGGAGCCGGTACCGCGGCCATCGATACCGGCATCTTCGAGCTGTTCTGTCACTTCCGTACGGTAGGAGCGGCCGGAGTACTCGTAGGGATGTGTCGATGCACGCATCACTTAGCAGCGACGGGACTCATCTCGACGGGCGCATCCGGTACGGGTATAATCCTCGTCACTTCGGCCGGCTTCGACACCACGGTCGCCAATAGCATCATCGGAGTTTCGATCAACGGTGGGGCGGCCTTCGCTGGAACCAATACGGTTCAAGAGGCCCAGCTCGACGACGTATAGGAGACAGTTATGCAGAACAGACCCTTTCGATTCGGTCCAGTCTTCGTAGCCGCGGCAGCGGCGGACGTACTGAACCCTCCAGTCACAGCCGGAGGCGTCAACGCCGGATCGGCGCTCGACTGCTACATCCTGTTAACGCACGTCCGATGGGTCAACGTGACCGCAGGTCCCGTCACCTTCACGGCGTATCTCGGAGCCACGGGAGGCTCCTTGGCCGGTACCCAGGTAATGGGCTCTGGAAAATCCATCGCTGCCAACGACGTTTACGACTGGTACGGCCGGATGCTCATTCGAGTAGCGGACTTTCTCACCATGGTCGCGAGCGCGGCGACCTCCCTCACCGTCGAAGGTGAAGGCGAGATCGGCATCGGAGAACTGTAATGGCCGGTCCAAAATACATCGACAGGTTCAACTTCCCCAGTGATTTCGGCTTCTCCGGGTCGGCGACCGATCGGACTACTACCACGGTTCGCTCGCACGAGCGCGCCAAGCCGACGCGGTTCGCCAAGGGGGGCAAGGTCTCAGTCAAGCTCAGAAAGCGACCGGCTGGAGACACTATCCAAGGCGGAACTCAAGTCGAACGCATGAAGTCACTCGGCTTGAAGAAGGGCGGGAGCGTCAAGAGGATGAAGGACTGCTGATTTCCAAGCACGCGGCATCACTCGTCTAGTCGGCCCTCTGAGGTAGACTGATGTTTTCAAGAGAGGAAACATGGCTACTTCAGGTTTCATCACAACGGTCTTCAATACCCGTAAGGTCATAGATAACGCCTATGGCCTGTGTCGGATCGCTCGACAGGAGATCACTCCAGAGCGGGTCGAGGTCGCCTTCGACTGGCTGTTTCTTCGGCTACAGGCGATGCTAAACAAAGGTATCCCGCTCTGGGCGATCCAGAGAACGATCATCCCTCTCTACGTCGGTATCCAGTCTGTCCCTACTCCCGCGGGCACGCACAACGTTCTAAACTTGAACTTGCGGCGGTCGAGTCGGCTGACTGGTATTGCTTCGTCCTCGGCTGGTGTTGCTGCGAACGCTTTCGACAGCGACTTCGCGACGATCTGCACAACCCTGGCAAACGGCTGGATTCAACTCCAGCTCGAATCGGGCACGCGCGTCCCGATGTTCGGGATACTCCCCGGAGCCTCCGGGACCTGGAACTACGAGATTCAGGGGTCAGACGATGGCCTAGCATTCACGACGATCTATACGGCTACGGCCGAGACCGTCGTCGACAATCAGTGGATTTGGTTCGACGTAGAGGGCGTCGAGGACTGGACGTACTACCGACTGCAGGCGACTACTGCCACCATCCTCGCGGTTCGGGAGCTGGTCTTCGCACACATGCCGAACGAAATCAACCTGGCTCTCCTGAACCGAGACGACTACTCAACCCTGCCAGACAAGGTCATGCTCTCGCAGCCGACGCAGTACTGGCTCGACCGGCAGAGGGATGTTCCGATCATTACGCTCTGGCCGGCCCCGAACGAGCAGACTCGGTTCTGGAATCTGACCGCCTATCTTCTGATGCAGATCATGGACGTTGGTAGCATGCGGCAGGAGATCCAGTGTCGAAAGAGCGACTACTTGGCCATCGTTGAGCGACTAGCCGCTGATCTAGTCGTCGTCGATAAGGGCGCTGACGTCGAGCTGATCCCGGTTCTGGAGGCTCGGTCGAAAATCTCGTGGACCGACCTGTGGGACGGTGAGTCTGATGACTCTCCGACGCAGCTGGTTCCAAACATAGGTGTTTACACAAAATGAGCATCTGGAAAGACCCGACCGGGCGGACTTCCTTTGGCATCGCCATCTGCGCGCGGTGCAGCCAGAAGTTCTTCCTGGACGAACTGACCCCCGATCCGAACGCACCGGGCCTCTACGTCTGCGCAGCGGATCGAGACGACTTCGACCCGTATCGACTGCCGGCACGTCAGACGGAGAATATCACTCTGCAGTTCACGCGGCCGGACACCCCGCTGGACTCCGAGGGCAACGCCGAGGTCGAGGTGATCGGGCTGGCGATTGAGACGAACTTCATGTACATCATCGCAACCGAAGGCGGGGCGATTCTCACTGTGGAGACCTAGACATGATTGTTATTCCACAACCGATCAGTACGCTCCCAGCCGCAACGCTACCGCTTGGAGGTATCGAGCCTGTTCCGCTTGTACAGGGCGGAATCACGTGTCAGGCGCCGGCCTCGGCCTTCGGCGGGTCGAGTGGAGCCATCGTCTGGACCGGAGTAGCCGCTGCGGCTCTCGGGGCTGGCCCGATCAACAACCTGACAACTGATATCTCGACGGCCTCGAAGCTCGCACTTACGCTGACGGGCGACACGGATCTGACCGGGAAGACTGGTGGCGCAGAGGGAAAGTTTATAATGATCGTGAACCGAGATGGTGTGGCCGTCCTGACTATTCTCACTGAGAGCGGGCTCTCGGCTGCTGCCAATCGGTTTGCGATCAACGGTGATCTTATCGTCCCGCCAGGCTGCGGGGCACTCTTTCAATACGACGGTACACTTCAAAGGTGGGTAAAAACATGAGAAAGGTATTTTTCGGTGTAGTGGTTGGGCTGTTTCTCGGCTCGTTGGGGGTTGTCGTTGCGCAGACGCCGACGATCTTCTCTGCTATCCGAGTCAATACGACGAGTGACCTTCGCGGGAACGTCGCGAACGCCTCAGGGAACCTAACTCTGGCCGACGCGGTGGACGTGACCGGAAAGTTCTCGACGGCAGCCTCGGCGGCTGTAGCCGGGGCCGGACTCATCCTACCGCACGGTACGGCGCCCAACTCACCGGTCAACGGCGATCTCTGGTCGACCACTACCGGCTTCTTCGGTCGGGTGAACGGTGTCACGGTAGGCCCCTTCAGCGCGGGCGGAAGTGCTTCGTTCCCGCTCCTAGGGCCAGATGGCACTCAGGGCGTGGAAGCTCAGTACTCCTTCACTTCCAACGCTTTGGCAGGAATGCTATACGAGCCTGTTTCCGATGCTGTCATTATGAGTTCAGATGCCGGGACCGCCAATCTTATTTCGATTGGCTCTATGGGCGGCGGCATGCAGGCTCCTGGCCCACTTTCTCTCACATAAGATAGTGGTGGTATTGGCCAGATCACCCTAAACGGCCCGA